CAAAACCATCTGCTATAGCTTTAGTTATTACTCGATAGGCCGTATCTGAAATAGTAACACTATGGGAAGGTGTTTTAAGCGGGTGTACCGCTGTAACATCCAGAAGTGCAAAGACATCACTTAATGCTGGTTTTACTATTACAAATTCATGCGCATCAGCTAAAGGAACTGTAAGATTAAATTCTCTATTTTTACTATCGTAATCTAATAGAACTTCTGCCGCAGCACGAGTATGATGAACTTCAGCTTTTCCTATGGGAGCACTCATTAGAAGTCCGCCCGTACTTTAAATTTTAGTCTATCAAATAAAGTCCAAATAGCTCCAGTTGAGTAAGTTAATTCAATTTCGCCTTCATATGTTCCAGCAGCAACTGCTAAAGTAGTTGCACCCCAGGGCATATAGCATTCTCCATTTGTAAATGGAGCTACTTTTATGCAAGTCATAGTATCTAAAACACTAGACCCGCCTAATGCACGAAATTTTACTCGAATAGTTGGATCACTAAGATCAATAGGTGCCCAGGTAGATGAATCATCTGGGTCTAAGGTAAGTCCAGCTGCAGCAGTATTAGCATCTTTTATTGTAAGATTTACTTCTGGCTTTGTATCATTAGCTACTACTTGTATCTCATCATAGTATGCCATTGTTAACTCCTAAATATCATAAGAGGTTATTCTCAGCGTAGGCACCCTGCGCAACTATTAAGATACGGTAGTAACACTAAATATGTCAAACTAATTTATACAAAACCATTATCTTCTAATTTTGTATTAATTTCGATTTGATTATTTCCCCACATACCAGAATTAATAAGCTGTTTACATGATGCTTCATAGCGCATGTAATAAGTATTATTCTCATCCTGCATACCGCCACTAATAGCACTATGGGCTTTATACGCAGCATAATTTAGCAATGCTTCCGTGTATACTTCATTGATTTTTAAATCAGTATAGATCTTTGTAGCTTTTTTAGGAGCAGCTGCATATTTTAAAATAATTTGACTACGTTTTGGAGTTTCTGCATCTGTGCCTTTAATAATTGCTTTAAATGGTTCAGGTAATAGGATAGCTACATGTTTGTCAACATCTTGAACTAATTTAACTGAATCATCACTAATATGAACTTTATCAAAATCGGTAGTGTAGTAAGCATGGATTGGAACTAAAAAATCAGAAGGCAACGCGTACTCTTCTTTGTCTACTGGTTGGTCCATTTCATACTCTTTAATTAATAAATGAAACCGTTTATGTAGAGCTAAATTAGCTAAATTTATATAGTTAATAAATTTATTTTGGTTAACTAGCTGGACTGCTGTAGGCACTGGGCTTGGGTTTGCGGACATGTCACCTACACTAGCAATAGCTAATTTACTACACTCACCTGTTATTAAATAATCAACGTATTCAGAAATTTTCATATTTAACCCCTAGACAAAATAAGAACTGTCACCTATTTTTTTAGTAGTTGAATCTCCCCACATATTAGAATTATCTAATTCTTCTGAGGTGTCTTCATCGTTTATAGAAACTTCACTTGGTTTCCATGCATTTAATTCAGCAAGCATAGTAATCGTATCAATCTGATCATCATGTTTACTTTTAAACCCTTTTAGAGTAGCAAGTGACAGCTCAAAGAGCAACTCCGTAAGTTCGTCACTATCTTTTAGTTCTTCAGGTAACCATATTTTTTTAGATTTAAATAGAGGTATCGCATTTTGCTGGAATCGAGACATTTTATCTTTAGTAGGGCGGATACCAATCGTATTGCTATTCTTGCCTTTGGACAATGTAAAATAATTATTGCGAAGACCCATTTCATTTTGAATCCAGCTAATAAATCCACCCTGCTGCCCGGTAGTCTCTATGCCTACTTCCTGGGGGCTATACATTTGAACTAAACGAAATAAATTATCTATCGTTTCATTCATCAAGGCTCGTTTACAGAATCCGTCTACCCACATCCAATCTGCATTATTATTGTAGGCCCATACGTTAATTACACTAAAATCAGCATGTTCTCGATCAGATGTAGCAAAATCAGTAGTTACATAGAAGTTATAAGCGCCCTTATTTTGTAGAACGTTATTACGTTTATACCAAATGATATCTGCATCATTAACGAGACGCTCTTCTTCACTCGTAATACGCAGCATTAGTTCTTGATTAAACGAATCTAATTTACCAGCACCTTTTGATTTAACATATTGATTATTAACATATTCATAACTAAATCGATCTTCCCAGGCTCCTTTAAAATCTTCTTTTGTACAAGGAAAACTTTCACATACAGGGTAAACATTTACGTGCCAGACACCAGATTCAATAGCTTTGTATAAAGGGTCTTTAGAGTTAAACGGAGTGCCACTCCAAATAACTTTCCTCTTATTTGGATGTAACGCATAATCAATAGCCGAGTAGACTGTGTTCTCAACATTCTCAATAATTGTAGCGGACCTAGCATCTTCATCACCGAGTAGATCGTCCAATACAGCAAGTTGAGGTCGCGTATTCAGCTCAACTGTTCCACGAACCCCTGTTTTAGCACCATGTCCTGTAACAACAAATTCCTTTCCAGAAGCATTTTTAAAGTACCAACGAATATCTGTAAATCTCGATGTCTTAATATATGTTTTTAGAAAGTCACTATTTTCACAGCGTCTTTCCATACGCAATCGCATCTTCTTAACACCATTCTCTATGCTATCAGAAACATACAAAGCATAATCTACATTGCCAAATCCGGGGATGGACCCATACACCGCTATATACAGAAATAAATATTCTGCAAATATAGTAGTCTTAGCAAGGCCGCGCGCGCACATATTAGCGGTGTTCTGGGTTTTACCCGCGATTTTGTCGATCATCTGATAATGAATAACAGGGGTTTTGTTTTCTTCGCCTTTTTCGCCATTAACTAATTTAATAAACGAAACAAATTCTAAGGCAAATTCACTCGGTACATAGGAGGGGTCATCTTCGTAGTCGATGTCATTTAGCCATTCATCAACTGTTTTTTTAATCAAACTCATAAGGAACATCCCTAGCTAAATAATCAACGATACAATCATCTGTTCTACTGGTGAGTTGGTCTTCCTGCTTGCTGCACCTGCCTTGTTGACCACTACTATCGCCTTCCCACCACACACAATTTTCACATGTTTCTTCAAGCAGATTTTTGCTCATCGGTAGTTTCGATGTCTATTACATCTGTTTCAACCTTAGCTGCAATAATTTCACTATGCGCTATTTCTTTAGCACTAGACTGTCCATTCATAATCATTTTTAATTGTTGTTGTGCTAATGCTTTAGTTGTTGCGCGTAAATCTTCAACAACGTCATTATTATAATTAACTTCTAATTCCACTTTAGAAATAGCAGGGGCAGCTAAGTTTGTAATCAAGCTCTCAGCTGCCTTCTGTCTAACCATCTCAGACTTAGCTGTATGCATTAAGTCTGCCTGCACGTTAATAGCTTCCTGGTAGACATGAGCATTAAGTATATGGGTAGGTACCATAGTTTGCTCAAAAATTTTAGTGATCAACTGCGAATTAGCATAATTTTGAGCAAAGGAAGCTATTTGCGAAGTTGAAGTGCCCTTGTCTACCAAACCTTGATACCTATCCGGGAATACTTTGCTATAAGCTGTTGATGTTGTATCTCCTAGTAATTTAAGACTCACAAATTTAACTGCATTAACATAGGCTGTTAAACTAAATCTACCGCCAGAAAGAACATTAGCGAAGCTTAATGTATTATCCCTAAATACTCTTCTTAATTCACTATCAGGCTCAGCATTAATAATATCAACGACATTATCAGTTAAGTGCTTCCTAAAACGTTTATCAGGCAATGCGCCTGCTAGCATATCTTTCGTTAAGCTATCGCTATTTTCAGTATTTGAAACCTGTGTTGCTACATCAGGTAAGTTACTTAGCTGCATGACAGACCTCATCCCATTTCTGAAGTAAAACATTATGATTAGCGTCCGGAGAGTAACACTCGTGAGGTGACATCATCCAAGTATCCTCATTGAGTTGCACTATAATTCCGGCTTCTTCTAGCTCATTCCAGTACTTATTCCAAGTTCTAGAGTCTTTAATCCAATCAACAAGTTTATCTGTAAAGTCCTTCTTATTGATTTCATTATCTTTATTACACATTAACGTTAAAGGCAGCAGTAGTGCGCATGCTGTAGTACTTCCACTCCACTCCCAACTAGTCTCTAAATTAATATATTTACTCATCTACCTTTTCTTCTTCCTCAGCTTCATCGATTTCATCGTTAATATAGTCGCCTATTACATCGCCTAATGTGTTAGTTAATATACCAACACCGACATTAGTAGCTATTGTACATCCATTTAGCATTAATACAAATAACAAGTATTTCATTTTTTTGATTTATAAGAAGTAATAGGTTTCTCGCGTACAGCAAGCTCCGGCCATCTTTGCGCTATTTCAGACACATATTGCCTAGATAAACTATAGACCTCAGCAACATGTGCTTTACGGTTACCTTCCCTTATCGCTTCTAGTATATGAGCATCCCTGTCACTCGGTGCTGTTCTCCTGGGCCGACCTTTCATGACTGACCTCTCTGATACCCTTAGTTGTTTGGGTATCCCACATATGTTTAACAACATAATAT